GGCAGTGATTCATTCTGCGAGGACTTTCCGGAAATCGCGGTACCGCTACGGTCGGTCGGTCCATCGACAGCCAACGCAAGACTCTTGACGGTCGGCGGTAAATTCATCGGCATGTACCTCGGCGTCAAGCATTTTGCGTTTCCGAGAATACCCAACGACCTCCTACCGGACTGGCCGCCAGGCGTCAAATCGGTGGCATGCGGTCAGATCATGGGTGCATGCGGGATTGATGGCCAGGTTCGCGGATTCAAGTTTCGTTCGCATCGTCCAACGCTGGCTATCATCGATGACGTGGAGGACAAAGACAGCGTACGCAGTGACGACCAAATCCAGAAGATTGAGAACATCATTGAAGAAGACATCGGTGGCATGGGATCCTCTGCGGAGCAGATCGCACGCGTCTACCTTTGCACAACGCTGAACCGCAAGTGCAACGCGTATAAGTACACCGACCCGAAGCAAAAACCATCCTGGAACGGTCGCCGGTATCGCAAGATGTTGCAGAAGCCAGATCGCATGGATTTGGTGGAAACTTACATCGAGATGCGGCAGTTGCGGAAACCGGACGATCCAGACGCACGCGAGGCGTTTCGGTTTTGGCAAGCCAACAAAGAGGAGATCGAACGAGGCGCGGTCGTTAGCAACCAGTACAGCTATTCCAAGAAGATACACGAAGACGGCCAGCCGATGGAGTTGTCGGCGGTCCAGGCTTACTTTAATCGCGTGGCCGACCGCGGTGCCAAGGCTGTCGCAACCGAAATCGACAACGATCCTCCAGAGGAAGCAGGTCCGCAAAACATGGGACTGACGGCTGAGATCGTCGCCAGCCAGCTAAGCGGTTTGGTACGCAGGCAGGTGCCAGCACACGCGGAGTTTATCACAGCGGGAATCGATATCGGGAAGTATGCTTGTCACTGGACCGTCTGCGCGTGGTGGGCCGGAGCTGGTGGTGTGGTGATCGATTACGGCATTGCAGAGGTCAGCGGCAATGAAAATGTAAGGCACAAGGATCGAGCGACCGACATGGAAGCATCCGAGCCAGCCATCTACCGTGCGCTCTTGGCTTGGCGTGACTACCTGCTGAATACACGCTACATTGATGCAGGCGGCGTTGAACGTAAGGTCAACATGGTGTTGTGTGATTCGGGGACATACACGAACGCGGTTTATGAGTTTTGTAGGCAGGTTCGCGGGATTTTCAGACCGTCCAAGGGGATCGCGAATTACCACGCTAGGCGTCAGTCCTCGGAGACGTGCATTGCAGCGGAACACCAGCACGCACAATGGATCGATCCAGCCAAAGTTTGGCTACAAGAACTCGACACCGACCACTGGAAACAATGGGTCCATGAACGTTTTTTGACACCGTGTTTTGATGAGAACAACATGTTGCGACGCGGTTCGCTGTCGCTATACCAACCGGAAGGGTCGAGGAGGCATTTATCGTTCGCGCAGCACATAACAGCGGAAGAACTGACAAACGAATTTATCGTCGGCAAGGGGAGTGTGGAAAAGTGGCTAAGAAAATCACCGAACAATCACTGGTTGGACGCGACGTACCTCGCAGCAGCTTGCACGGAGGCGCTGGGGTGCAATCTGATCAGTCCGAGCGAAATCCACCTACAGGCGACGCAGATGCAGCCAAAGCAACCGAAGGCAGTGCCAGCGAATCAGATGCGGCAGCAGCACGGCCAGAGGTTCAAAGTGAGGCCCGGGGGATGGGTGCCGAAGCGGAGGTAACGCCGGAGGAACCGATTCCGAAGCGGTACGCGCCACCGAATTGTCACGCATGCGCTGCGTTGAGACCAAACCCAACAATCAGCTATGTGTTCGTGTATAACACGACAAGAAAAACAGGTTGCGTTCTGCGGTACTTGAAGTGCAGGTTTTGCGGCAATATCTGGAAAGAAACCGAAATCATCGAGTAGATTCTATAGGCGTAGAATCCAGCTATTGCGAATCGTAAATGTGGCGTTCTATGTTGATTGCATGGCATCAACAGCAGCAGAACTTTTAGCGGTGTATGACGAAGCAATTCTCGCATTGGTGCGAGGAGGTGCCTCCTCGTATTCAATCGGTGGCCGCACGGTTACAAAACTTAATTTACGCGACCTTGAGAAAAGGCGTGATGAGTTAGCATTGCAAGTGGAACGTGAGTCAGGCGGCGGGATCTTCCGCAAGGCCACCATCCGGAGGCCGTCACCGTGAATATTCTTGACCGCATGATTGGCTTCATCTCGCCAGCCTGGGGACTTCAGCGAGCACACGCACGCAAGATTCTTCGCACGTATCAGGGCGCGGAAGCCAACCGATTAACAGGTGGCAAAAAGCCACAAAACAAAGCAGCCGACTCAGAACTACTTGGTCCATTCGGTGCCGACACAGCTAGGGCTTGGGCACGTTCGTTTGTGCGTGATAATGCCTATGCTTGCGGAGTGGTCGAGACGATCGCTACGGCTATCGTAGGCTGCGGAATTCATGCACAGTCGATGGTCGAGTCGGATGAAGGCGACGATATCGAGCAAATCAACGACGCACGCGACAAGGCTTGGAATGAGTTTTGCGAATCTTGCGACATCAATGGCGAGATGACGTTTTCCGAGATTCAGTTTTTGGCACTTCGTGAAATCGTCGAAGCTGGCGAAGTTTTGATTCGGATGCGGTCGGTCAAGTTGGACGGCCGGCCGGTACCGCTGGCACTCGAAATGATCGACGCAGACCGATTGGCATTAGACCAAGACGTGTGGGCGCATCAACAAAGCGGTAAGCGAGTCATTCGCGGTGTGGAATTAGACGCGACTGGAAAGCCACTAGCGTACTACATCTACGACCAGCATCCGAATTCACCGTACATGATGGAGAATTCGAAGCCACAGCGCATTGAGGCCAGCGAGATCATTCACCTCTACCGCAAGGATCGAGTGGGTCAGACGCGAGGCGTGACGTGGTTTGCGCCAGTGCTATCGGCGATTCGCGACCTCGGTATCTACATCGATAACGAATTGCAGGCGTCGGCGGTGGCGAGTTGCTTTACCGCGGTGATCAAGAGCAATTCGCCAGCAGGTGGATTGCGACCGACCGACAGCAGCGGCGAAACGACCGATTCGGCAGGCAACTATTTTGAACACCTGGAACCAGCACTGGTGGCACGATTGCGGCCAGATGAGTCACTTGAAATCGTCAATCCAGCCAGACCAGCGGCGCAGGCGGAACCATGGATCAATCTGATGGTTCGCAACATTGGCGTCGGTGTCGGCATTGGTTACGAAAAGGTTAGTCGAGACTACTCGAAAACCTCTTACAGTTCGGCACGCACGGCAGAACTCGAAGATCGTCGCCGATTCAAGCGGTTCCAGCGGTACTTGATTTCGCATCTATGCCAACGCGTTTGGGATCGTTTTTGTGAGGCAGCAGCCAGCGTAGATACTTTGGTCGATGGTGCAGCACGATTCCCACTATTGTCGGATTTGCTGGCAGATCGTCGCACGGTTTCGCCGGTTACTTGGCAGGTACCAGAGTGGGAATGGGTCGATCCTCAAAACGAACAGGCAGCCAGCGTATCGGCGATTCAAAACAATATGTCGACCTTGCAGCGTGAGTGTGCCAAGCTAGGCATCAACTGGCGTGAAGTGCTGCGCCAGCGGTCGAAGGAAAAGAAGGCCGAACAACTTTATGGTGTGCAGCCATTGGAGTCGCAGCAGGCACAAGCAGACATTCAGGCGACGCAGCAATCAGGCGAGTACATGGGGCTCTCCACGCTACAGTGGAACCGCAACCGCAAAGCCATTGAAAAGATCTTGGCAGAGTTGGCAACCGGCGAATCGTCAGAGGCCAAGGCACGCGTTTTCCTAGCGTCGCTTGGCATGAGTGACGAATCGATTACGGCATTGATCAAAGACGCGACAGACGGCACTCCAGTTGAATTACCGGCAGAAGGTGCGACATGACCACAGCAGCAAAGCCAAAAAAACTGAAGTCGTGGAAGAAGGACACCAAGCCGCACGAACGCATGATCGAACGATCAATTGTGGTTCGCATGGATGGGGTTAGCGAGCAACAAACACTCTCAGCGGTGATTGCGTCGGAACATCCAGTGGAACGCTGGAGCGAAGAACGCCAAGAGGTTGTACGCGAAATCCTACTGGTCGATGGCATGCAGTTTCGAGACGGGAAGAGTCAATTACCGATTGTTGATTCGCACGATCGAGGAACCGTTCGCAACATTCTTGGTTCGATTCGCAATATTCAGGTTGTCGGCGATGAGGTGGTCGGAACGGTCATGTTCGCACATGACAGCGACAGCCAAAACGCACAGCGTAAAGTTCTCGACGGTCATATCACTGATTTTTCGATTACAGCAGATCCGCTAGAGGTGGTCGAGGTTCCACGCGGAACAATCGGAACCTTTGGTGATCGACAAATACAAGGGCCAGCGGACGTGGTAACACGTTGGCAGCCAACGGACGCATCATTGGTGGCCGCAGGTGCAGATATCCGTTCGAAGGTGCGGCGAAGTTACGAACTGGTAAAAAAAGGAATTACACGAGCCATGAGCCCAGAAGCAATTGCACAGCTGGTCGCCAAAGGCATGCCGTCTGATTTGACCGACCCTGAGCAGATTATGGCTTGGGTTCTCGGCAATTTGTCGGCCAACGAACCATCCATGTCGGCACCGATCGAAAGTGCTGATGAGGTCATTCCCGAAGAGGACGTGATCGAAAACATGGACGGCGAAGAGGAAGAAGTTGTGAAGGCAAAGCCAGCAGTGGCCGCAGCCCGCGCAAAGGAAGAAAGCGTACGCATTGCAGAACGCAAACGCTGCAAGGAAATCAAGGCTCTTGCCGAAAAGGCTGGCATCTCGCGCACAGTTGCCGATGGCTGGATCGATAAGGGTGTTTCGCTTAATGTCGTGCGTACGAAGGTAATCGAACACATGGCAGCAAATGCGACTTCCTCGGGTTCGTCGGCTGGTGCCGATGTTCGCGTGACAGCTAGCGGTGAAGACAAATTTATGGCAGCGGTTCAAGATGGAATCTTGATGCGATGCCAGCGCAGCAGCGGCGTAAAGCGTAGCTTGGTCGGCGACAAGCCATCACAAGGCGCTGAAGAGTTTTCTAGCGGTCGGCTGAGCCGAATTGCCGAGGAAATCTTGCGTCGGTCAGGCGTTCAGACGCATCGATTCAGCACTCCAGATATTGCACGTGCCGTTCTCGGCAATCGTCGCATTTTGGAACGCATGGGAATCCGTCGCGATTCACCGTATCACACGACAGGTTCGTTTGTGAACTTGCTGCTTAACGTCGCCAGCAAAAGCCTTTTGGCCGCTTACGACGAATCGCCATACACCTGGAACCTATGGGCGCGCCAAGGCGAAAGCACGGACGACCTGAAGGAAATCACCCGCACGCGATTTAGCGAAGCGCCAGACCTGGACGATATTCCTGAAGGCAAGGACTATCCAGAAGCTGGCATGAGTGATTCGAAAGAATCGTATGCCGTTGCTAAGAAAGGCAAGATGTTCACGGTATCGTGGGAAACGATCATCAACGACGATCTAGGCGCGTTGAGCCGAGTTCCAGCGATGTTCGGTAACGCAGCTCGACGCACGCAAAATAAGAAGGTTTACGAAGTGCTGACCGCGAACGCCACCATGGGTGACGGATACTCGCTGTTCAGTTCGTCGCATGCCTCCGGTGATAACACTTCGGGCGCAGCAGCAGCACCAAGCGTGACCACGCTGAACGCTGGTTTTACCAAGATGCGATTGCAGAAGGGCTTAACCACTGATGCGGTATTAGGCTTGGTTCCACGATTCCTGATCGTACCAGTGGCGTACGAAGCAACCGCGCTTGAGTTGGTAAATTCGATCAGCTACAACGCGGCCAACAACAACGAAGGCGTGAAAAACCTTTACGGTCCTACTGGACCTCGCAATATGACAGTGATCGGCGAACCAACGCTGGATGCTAACAGTTCTACGGTTTGGTATCTGGCAGCAGATCCGATGCAGATTGACACCGTGGAATTGACGTTCCTCGCCGGTGAAGAATCGCCACAGATCGATACAGAATGGGATTTCGACACAGACACTTACAAAAACAAGGTTCGCCAGACCTTTGGTGTTAAAGCCATTGATTGGCGCGGGTTGTTCCGCAACGCACCCTAATTAACGTTCGATTGAGCTAACCCGCTTTGCGGCGGGTTAGCTTTTGGTTCCGCAAAATTCATCATAAAAATAGAGGTTTTAGAAATGGCAGGTTTATTAGATTTTGAGATCTACGAAGACGACTTCGTAGGTACCAGCGTGACGCTTCCAGCGTCGGCGAACATCGGTACGCCATGGTTGATTGTTGACACGTCATCGTCAGGTACACCGACCTACGTGCGTGCAGGTTCCGCTGCGACGTTGACACTCGCAGCGACCAGCGAAGTGGAAAACGTGTGCTTGGCGCACGGTGATTCACTGGCGTTCGACATCGACGATATTCAGCGCGTCGAAATGCGAGTCAAGTTGGGCGCAGCTTTCACGACTGGTTCTGAGTTGGTATTTGGTGTTGGTTCTGCCCGCAACGACACGACCGATAGCGTTGCAGCTAACGCGTGGTTCAAGATGGTCGGTGCCAACAGCACCAGTGCCGTTTATGTTGAGACTGACGACGGCACTACAGACAACGATGACAAGGTTACAGGCGCGACGCTGGCAACCGCGTACAAGGAATTTGTGATTGACTTCACTGGCGGCAAGTCGAACGTCAAATTTTACATCGACGGCGTTCGCGTTGCTGCTGGCACCACGTTTGATATGTCGGGTTATTCCAGTGGTTTGCAACCGATCGTGCAGTTGCAAAAAGCCGCGA